CACAACAGTGCTATCTATGTTTCGTTCATACGATGTTTTGGCAACGTCGAGTTCCAGGAGCAATCGAGAAATAGCTTTCTTGGCGTACCAGTATTCTTTTAGATATTTTTCAACCTCGCTATTATTCAATCTATCGCCTCCCATTTTGTACCGTTCCACCGATATTTCCGGCAACACCATTCAATCCAGCCGATGTTCTTTGATTCGCCGCGAAGGAAGTCATATACCTTTTGCAGTTCTTGATCGGATAGCGGCATACTGGCTATACGTTCCCATCCTGTCATGATGTCGCCGGGCCGAACGTTTAGATTGTACACCCAATTTGCCTTATATCCGCCATCTTGTTTTTTTAAAATGTTGTATACTGGCGGTGCTTTAAGTGTTTTGTCTATCAACCTTGAGCTTCTTAGCATAAAACCCTCCTAAACCCTTAATAATTGATCTTGTCGTATCTTTGGCATGGTACATATCTGCCCCGTGTTGCTTCTGCTCGGTAATTCTGATTTAGCCTGCATACGCGCTTTGATTTGATCGTATCGCCCGGTTGCTTTGAGTTTACACAGCACCGCTTTAAGTAACGCTTCATCCCTTGCCGTTTCCATTGCAAGCATTTTCATACTTTCGCCTTTTACATCCGCTTGCACGATCATGAGGAGCGTTGTGTATGTAATAGGGTATGTGTTGGGCTTTTTAGCCCATCTTGGTTCAACCGTTTCGCCCCTTTGTCTTGCCTTGCAATCTTCTTGATGTTGTCTGTTTCGGCATAAACGGCAATGATATTTTTGCTCTGGATTTTGTGTCCTAAATGGCTTTGAGCACGGTTCGAACGCGCATATTCTATCAATCCAAGGTGCGTCTTTTTTTATTTTCATCACTCATCCTCCGTATAAGGATCTGGATAGCTCCAATCCCAATATCGTTTTGTGCTGTATGTTGATCGAAACCAGTTAATGCCGTTGCGTCCTGCGAAATATAGATAGTCACTAGGCAGTACACGCCCCACATTTTTAACGCCGTTCTGTTCTAATAGCCATCTGGTCAATACATCCTCTGCAAGTGTCTTAAATTCGCTCTCAATCGGTGTGTGACGGTTATATGCGAACTGATTAGGTGCTGTAATTACATCTGCGATGCTTGGTTCATATCCTGCGTCGTATCTGTTGAGTACGCACCACATAACGGCGGCTTGCTGTTCTTTGCTTTTAACTCCTCGCGCTTCTGCGTAAACAAGCTGAGCGAGCATATCTGATACTGCGTCATATTCTTTGAGCTGTTCTGAGACCGTTTGTATATCTTCTACACTGACTGTGATTTCATCGGCCGCTAGAGCCTGTCCACCGAAAAGTAATGATATGATTATGAGTATTGATATTGTTTTCTTCATTTGACCTCCGTTATTCCGCGCCACTCCCATGCCTCACGTCGCCATATATCACATGGTGACTTTCCCGGTGCCGCGCACGTTCGTTTTGCAAGTGGTTTCCAATGCTTGCAGTTATGACAGCTTCGCTGTATTTCTTTCACTGCCGCATCCCTCTCAGCCGTCAGCCTATCAATATCTTTTTCTGCTACCTTTGCCCTGTCTCGCCAATAATGAACGTCGTTGTGTTCGTCTATGTTTGATTGCTCACGACTTGCACATTCAGCGTTCAGCCTGTCTACCTCAGAAAGCAGAAAAATGCAATTTTGCGTTGATTCTGTAATCCCGACGTTTAGCCGTTTTAAATTTTCTACATAATTTCTTATTTTATCTATTCCGTTCATAACACATCGTCCTCTTTAAACTTTTTACTCTGATATCCAACATAGATACCCCAAAAGCCAAGCTGAATCCATATACATAAATCTTTCAACCTGTTATCATATCCAACTGATGCGCCAAATTGAAATATATGCTTGTTGCAATTAAACGAAGCGTAAAACCCTGTTTTATTACCCATCACCGCGCCTCCTTTGGTTCGTTGGCGTAGAAGTTTGTCGTGCCAAATCTATAAAGCGCTCCGCTTTCATCTTCAATGCGATAATCTCTAAAATGAGAAATAACCGCTTTAACGATGTGCCATTTTCCATGCATGTATACCGGCTTACCCACCCGCTCCTTCAGTTCGTCCAAGCTAAGCGGCTTTGGATTCTCTCGCATGGCTTTTTCGCGGAGGGCTTCAAGCGCCGTAGCGTAGTAACCCGATTGCTCGCATAGTGACGCATCAAACTCTGGCGACCCGCCCGTTCCGATTGCTTCACTTATTTCGTTAATAGCGCTTTGAAAGTATTTGATCACTTTCTTAATATCATTCATGGCTTTGCTCCTCCAACATTCCGATTTTCTCTATCCGCGGCATACCGTTGTTCATCACACACTCAATTGATGTTTCACACTCGCCGCATTCACATAAAAACACATGTCCGTTTGCATTGCTTTTAACATCGCACATGAATTTGTTTTGACATATGGGGCATTGAATTGGGTATCTGATTTTCATTTGCTTTGCTCCTCTCCTTCGATCTTTTTCATTTCTGCTTCGTTTGGCGTTCCGTCGTTATTGACAAGGTTACATTCTTTAAGCGGCATAAAACATTCAAACTGCATCAACGCGCAAGCATTATACATGTACCCGCTTTTATAGAATGGGCAATCATTGCATTTCATTCCTCTTGCTCCTCCAGTGCTTTCTCTGCGGCCTCGCGCTTTTCGTAAGTTTCATATTTTAATGGCACATTTTTTTCATTCAATACGAACCCACAAGCACAGCATTTATTGGGCGAGCTATTATACATATTAGCCCCACACGCAGGACATTTCCCTATCATACAAATAGCCATTATTTCTCACCTCCAAGCGCGGCTTCGGCAGATTCGCGGGTTTTTGGCGCTTCATTCCATTCTTCCAGTGTGTAGTGGTCAGGCCATTCCAAACCGTTATCGTCTGTCGCTCTCGTTTCAACCGTTATCGCGCTTACAACGTGAACCCCATCGGAATATTGAATCTCACGTTCTGCCGCGCTATATCCAGTGACAACGTGTTTGATTACTCCGTGCCCTTCATCAACCTCAAAACATACGTCACCGCGTTTTGCAAATAGCACCACGCACCGCCCGTCTTTCTCGGCTTCACATATTGCTTCGAGACGGTCAGAATCAATATTCTCAACCCATTGCACACGATGGCCGCAAGAGTCATGACATTCTTGATACGTCACGTTTCGAGCGTCAACTTCTTCGTGGCAATTCGGACACCACCAATAATTATCAATCGTTCTCATTCTTGCTCCCTCCGTTTTCCCTCGTCGCCATATGTGTAAGTGGCGGCGGCATACTTATGAAACTATGCTTTGGCATTTCATCAATAGTAAGAACATGTTCCCTCCGTTCGTTGTGTGCACAATAAAAATCATCACACCCAAACATTTTGTATATGTCGCACTTTATTGCTCTTCTTGGGTGTATACCTCTGCGCCGGTCAAAATCCTTGCACCAAACCACCTTCACCAGTTCCCCGCTCTCAATCTGCCGTTTTAGTTCGGTGAGTTCCGCAAGATCGGCGCGGAGTTCGTCGGGTGTGCGGTTTAGGTCTTGATATTTGTCACAAAGCTCTTCATATGCTTTTCTTTCGTCGCAAGGCCCTGCAAGGCATAATGGCTCTTCGCATGTCGGGCACGGGTTTGTTAATCTCTCCATCTTTATCTCCTCTCAGCCTTTCGGCTCATTCCAGCCGCAGTTTATCCGCAAGCTGTTTGATGTTCTTATCTAACCGTGCTTGATTCGCGATCTGATACTGTTTTTGCTTTCTTGATACCATCCTTGGTAAATACTCTGGCGGTATCTCTTTCGGCTTATCTCCAAAAACATCCATGTAAAGCGTCGGTTCATATAGCCGCCATTTTGCTTTTTCAACCAGTTCCAATATCTCAGCCGGTTTAGGAGCAAACTTGTTTGTTGCCACATGCTCGTCAAACGCTTGCTGTACAAGCCCAACGGGTTCGTCAGCGAGGTATCTATACCAAAGGTCTATCAGCATCGCGGGGTTTGGGCTGTCGCTCTGCTTGCCGTATATCTCGCGCATTGTGCCTAGCATAATTGCCACTTGTTCTCTTGTCATGACGCGTCACCCCTCAACCTCTGAGCTTCTTCAAAAAACGGGTTGCTGTTCGCCTTGCCCTGATTAGGCGAAGCCTTGTTCTTGAGCTTATCCCATATGATGCCTTTCCAATTGCTTGCCATGCACTCGTCAATGAGCGCTATGACAGCAGACTCAGTGTATACCTTGAGTTTGTTTTCAACTTGAGTAAGAAAGGCTTTAAGACCTGTTGGTTTGTAGCTGTCACGACGCTCTTTCTTGTACGTGAGCCATTCATCAAGCTTAGCTTTCATAGCCAGCGAGAACGACCGTCCATCGTATACGTCAGTCGGAATATCTGACTTGCCTTGCGGAGCGCTTTTATTTATATCTTTCTTAACATTCTCTACATTCTTATCATTCTTTACATTCTTGTTTGTGTTCACTTGTTGTTCACTTGTTGTTCGGTTGTTGTTCACTTGTTGTTCAATTTGCTGTTCACTCTCTTGGTATGCACACCAGTTTTTGACCGTTATCAAGCGGTTTTTTGTCGCTGTTTGTTGTTCAATTTGTTGTTCGATTTCGAAGGTTTTTAAAATTCTTTGTACCTTGGACTCTGAAATGTTTAATTTTTCCGCTATTGCTTTACGGCCTGTTATAAGCTGCCCAGGCTGTAACGTCACACGCTTTCCGCAGAATAATTTATCCATGCTCGTATGCGTCGCATTGAGCAATAAATATATCCATACGGCAAGATGTTCGGTATCTTTGCAGATTATAGGGTTGTCAAGTAATTGCCGATAAAGCTTAATATATCCCGTCATGTTGACCTCTCTATATAAAAATGCCCATATACCGCCCGAACACCTGTATGATCGAGCGCCGCCATGCATAGTACGTTGACGGCTGAATTGGTATTGCGTTGCAGATCGCCACCTGATCATACCCGTCGATAAAAAGCCGCAGAAACTGCGCATGACCGTCTGAACAGTTTTTTGCGTAATGCTGTACCTTATCAGCAGCAAACACCACGCGCCGCTTATATTCGTCTGTGTCTTGTTCCTGCGCGTACTGCCTTGATAGCCTGAGCTCAGCCGTGAGATATTGCCGAGCAAGGCGGTTACGGTTATTTACTTGTTTTGATGCCATGTCAAACCTCCTGCCGCCTTGTCCGGCGCGTGTCGTTATTTTGGTGTATATAAACCCTTGAGCGAATCAAGGAATGTAACGCCCACGGCATACGCCGCCCATATGTCCTTCTTGAATCCGTAAAACCAATCAGGATTCTTGATTGTGCCTTTGCCGCTCTTGAAATCATGCTGAGCAAAGCGGTCTATAAGCGCATGTGTGATGTTTGTGTCTTTCGCCCTCATAGAGCCGCACAAGCACAACTTTTCGTCTTTGCGGTAAATACGACATGCTTTGAATCCCGTATCAATCGCCGCTTGCATGTACCGCCCTATCCAATAACATGTTTCAAAAGTCTCTTTGCCGACCGCCATACCGTAGCTTGCTATGCACTCGATAACAAACTGATTGTACTCGCCTTGCTTGACTATCTTCATAAGCTCGTCATTAGCGATAAGCCCGAAATCAACAGGCTTGTAATCATCGTTTCGCACCATGCAATACGCGCTTTTCAACGGTCCCGGGTCTATTGCCAGAATCATAGGTATCGCCTCGCTGCTTTCGGCATAGGCCGCATGATGCCGCGACGTTGTTTCTGCCGCAGTTTGATCTTAAACGCACACGCGATAAATCCGCCGACGAAACACCCGAATCCAAATACAACTGTCCATAAATCATTCATTGTTGTTGACCCCCTTACTTTCTGTTACGCTTTCTGCTTTCCGTGGCAATCTTCCGGCGCACTCTGCGCTTGTTCTTCTTCGGATGAACCGCCTGTTGACTTTTCGCCCAATCTGAAATTGGCGACGATTTATCCATATCAACCTTCGCGCTCTTTTTTCCTGCAAGTTCCTTTTCGGCAGCCGCTTGAAGATGTTTCGGCACTTCTTTAATATCCATTTTCTTTTCTCCGGCTTCTAATGCCGCCGCCAAATCTTTGTACAACAACCCTTTATCAACGTTCATAACTTCCTCCTTAAAACTCAATTCTGTTTGCCACGATATAAAGCCGCCATCCGGCAACACCGGGCGCTTTCCACGGTTGAAGCACACCTTCGAGTAAATCAATCGGCTGATCTTTCCGAAACCTGCCGTCAACCTTCTCAGCTTCTTCGCCGTACAGTATCACCGACAGCTTTGATTTGTAACTTGTCCCGTAAAACATCATATCTGGCGTGGCTTCCATCTCGATGCCGACACGCAGAACACCGTCAGTCTCGCTGCTCGAAAACTGTTTGCGAAAGAACCCACTGAACCGCCCAAGGTTGTGTGGCTCGATATCGTCACCGACTTGCCCCGTGCTGATCTGATCAATGTTGTGCCCGACGATGCGGTAAAACTCAGTTCTTGTTTTTGGCATGTACCAAGACTGAATGAACCCTTTGCGAATCTCCAAGTGCGAACCGACATCGAGGTTTTCATAAATCCATTCGGCCTGATCTCCCATCACGACGGTACGCAGCCGCGCGCGGTAGTTCGGCGCTTTCCGTACATGTGGGTGTGAGAACGGAGCATCAAGCAGAAAATCGACTTGCGGGCAGTTCTTTTTCTTGTTTTCCTTGATGCGAATTTCGGTTGATATTTCGCCGTTAAGTCTGACGGTGTTCATTGTAAGCCCTCCAAGAGTTCTGTATTGTCGTGGATGTTTCCGATGATTTCAACATCCGAATCGGTATCGTCTACATCCCAAAGCGGAATAAAAATACCTTTTTCTTTGTTGACAAACGCGAAACTACCATTGCACCACTCGACCGTGCATTTATATTGATAGTCGGCACCGTTGTGGTCAAATCTCGTAACCATGCAAATATCATGCTCATATATTTCGTCCGCGCATTGTGCCGTTCGCCCTGTGTATTGCTCAAGAACACCATAGCGCAAATATGAAAACCCTTCATATTCTCTTTCTTTGTTAAAGGCATCGACCGTTTTAATATTGTCGTCACACCAAACCGCGCGTCCGTTTGGCATGCCATAGTCTTTTAATGCAATCATTACGGGCGTTCTGTATACTTTGTTTTGCTCGTCCCAAAATCGGAATTTAATCTCTCTCATTCCTCCCGTTCCTCCGTTTCCGCAACGTTCGTGTAGAAGTTGCTATCTTCTTCATGCTCAAGCTGATCGATGGTTTCCGTCTCAGCCGCTTTGATCTCCACATACGCTTCGGCAAGCGTCTGCGCCTGTTCGTATGCCTTGCGGTAATACGCAAGCAGTTGCGGATTCTTTTCTATCAGCCGCGGGTCTTGCTCGATCTCACGCAGCGCTTTGCTTGCTGCCGCCGCCATCACCGATGCCACATACTGCGGAGAAGCTTCTCGCCTGAGAAACTTCCCTGCTTCTTCGATCTCCACACTCAAGCGGTAATCATGCTGTCGCGCCGGAGAAAAAAACTGTCCGATCTTCTGGAATATGCTCATTGCTGTGCACCGCCGTTCATGAGAGCGCTAAGACCCTTGCCAAGCACCGCGCCGTTTGTCTGCGGCTGTTCCTCAAGCACAACGCCCTCGTGAATCGCGTTCGACGTTACAACCTTTCTTTCGTTCTCGTTGTCGCTGAGAAGATCGCCTTCGAACAGCATCTTGCACTTCTTGGCTTTGTCACAAGCCGTAGAATCCCCCGCTTCCATCGCCTTACTTTCAAGCTCATGCGCTTTCTTCCAAAGTTCCATTTTTACGTTGATTCCTTCGTTTTTCGCCATTGTTATAACCTCCGTTAAATTGTTTTGCCGCCATGTCTATAAGGCCGCGTTTTGTTGTATTCCGTCTTTATACGGACAATCTCGTCAATGTCTATTCCCTCTTTCCCGCACCAATCAAGAATACGGATAATGCAATCTGCCATTTCAACCGCAATTCCTTCCGGTTTTTGGCCACTCACGTATGGCGTTTCAATTACGCTGTAATTCATTCCTCCGACTGGAAAATTGCAATATATCATCGGCTTATCGTTCCGATATTCCTCAAGAGCTTCGGAAAGCTCACTATGGCACAGCGCTACGATGTCACCAAAAGACCTTTCTTCTTCCCACCATCCGTGGGCCTTTGCGTTCTCATGGATTTCTTTCGCCAGTTCGTTTAACATCTTCATTTCCTCCTTATCAATCGTGCCGCGTCAGCGGACACATTCCATTTGATAACCGCATCTGATAATGTGCGGTGCGTGTCGGCTCTGTCCGTTCTTTGCACTTGATCTCGCGCATAATCTTGTCGTACTCGCCCGACTCTTTGAGATACGCGACACGCTTCTCGCATTCCTTTAACGGTATGCCCCACGCCTGCGCCGTGCGGATAATGCGGTCATGCTCCGCGTCAGCAACAAGCGATAAATCCATTGTCTCGCTGAACTCATAATGCTGAATATGCCTTTTCTGCTCCGCAATATCGTCCTTGTGTCGTTTCTTGCGGTTTAGTTTGCCTTGACGATGGCGGCATTTCTCACAACAATAAGCTTGTTTCGGGTTCTGCGTCCTAAATGGCGCTGAGCATGGTTCGTACGCGCACACCTTGTCAATCCAAGGGTCGTCTTTTTTCGCTCTCGGCATTGTGGTTCACTCCTAACTGCTCGTCGCTGAAATGCTCGTCGTCAAATACCGTTTCTTCGTCGTTCACCACGAACGTAACCGCTTGATGCTTGAGAATCACGGTGTTGTGATCGACGCGGATAAAACAGCCTTGCTTCTTTGCCCGTTTCTTCAAATCGTTACGCCGTTCGGTCAATTCCGATTCATCCACACAGATGATGATAGAGCTATCGCGTTTCATTGCTCTTTCTCCAATCTCCGCGTCGCTTCGAGAATCACGCAGCGGCTTTGGTCGATCTCCGCGCCAAGCTCCATGTAATACCCCACGTCAAACCCTCGCGGCTGTCGTCCTGTCTCTCCGGCAGGCGTGTATCGAAATATCGTTCTGAGGTTCTTTTCAAGCGGTATCATCGTGATCGCGTCGGGTCCGAACAACAGCGAGTGCATCATGCGGTCGTCAAGCGTGGTCAGGAACACGATGTAAAACCCGTCGTGCAGTTTGTACCGTCCGTGTTCGCCCGGATAAAGCTTGCGGTCGATGTAGTCCTGGTATTCCTCGCTGACCTCATATGTGAAGTCGTTGATGGAAAACAAGTTTCCGATGCGTCCAAGCGACGTGATGCAGATGAAATGCCAGCCATCGTCTTTGTTATCAGGATTAGTTGTAAATAGTCCACCACCTGATAAGTCACCAAGCTTTTTAGCCGCTTTCTCCAGCACATCTTTTGTCATGCACTTTTTGAACGTCACGCGGTCTTTTGCAAGACTCTTGTCGGCAAGCTGCTGAACAATCGCGCTGTCAAGATTGCGTTCAAGGTCTTGACCGTGCAGCTCCGCAAAATAGCGAACGAACGGACACGGCCACGGGAACACGCGCCCGAACGCTGGCGGCGTTGACATGTATGTGAGTTCACCGCCGATCTGTTGCGGTTCAATTGCTGTAAAATCTCTTGCGCAGCCAGTTTCTTTTGTGCTGAAAATTGTGCTTTTCCGCGCCAATCCGTAGATCGCAGTTTTGTTGACCGCTTCAAGTAGTTTCTTGTCGCAATACCGTTGCGTGATAGGGCTGACGCGCAGCTTTGCTTTCTGCGCGGTGATAAATGCTTTGATAAAGGTTTTGATCGTGTTTATTAGTTTCATGATTGACCTCCATGTTTTTATAATCTCTTTGCTATCTCGTATATAACATTGACGGTGACGCTGTTCCCCGCTTGCTTGTAAAGCTGACTGTCTGAAACTCCTGCCGTTTTTGCTCTGTCGTACGCCCAATCTGGGAACCCCTGGAGCCGGAAGCACTCTCGCGGTGTCAGGCGACGTATATGAGCGTTTTGCGATACTCCGATGTTGCATTGCGTATCAAGTGCGCCTGTTCGTTCATTCTTAATTGCTCCGCGTCTCGTCGTTGATTGCGGCGCTTTAAGGTCATAAGATATTGCTGCCCCGTGCCTATCCTGTGCCGTAAGCGTGAACATTTCCTCGCCATCGTCTTTGAATCGTCTGCCGTTCTGCCGTTTCTCTTGACGGTCTGGCGTGAGCACTGGTTGAACGATAACCGCATTGTCGCCATTTGCGCCAAGTCCTTTGTAATACCTTGCTGTAATAGTTCCGGCTGTTTCCGCTCCTATGTCTTTTATGCCGGTTGCGCTCCCATTCATTGACATAAACTTACCATCAACAAAAGGCTTATCGAGTTTGCATAATTGTTGAGTTTCGCGTCCGTCTTTGCCAATGATTACATACGGCTCACGCCCGCCGCCGTCCATCTTTGTAAGTCTGGGCGCAATGCCGCTAGTATCGTATACGCGGCCTTGGTTCGGATTGTCTCGCGTTTTTGTCGGCATGAAATTGCCTATCTGCTTGACAACCATTGTTCTGCTCCCGTGATCGTTTGGGTGTTGATTCTTGTAATTGGCGTCAAGCGAGTGCGCTATATCAGCGCCATCCGTTATGTCTTTTGCAACAGTTTCGCTGTTTGCTCCGAAGATAGGAAATACTTCTCGTCCACTTGTTCCTCTAAGATGTCCGATAATGAACACCCGTTCCCTGTTTTGTGGCACGCCAAAGTTTTTGCTGTTAAACACTTGCCATTCCGCATCATACCCCAGTTCATCCATCGTTCTGATGATGGTCTCGAAAGTACGTCCGTTGTCGTGGTTGAGCAATCCTTCGACGTTCTCAAGGAATAAAATCCTAGGCTTTCTGACTTGAGCCAACCGCATGACTTCAAAAAAGAGAGTACCTCTTGTATCGTCGAAACCTCCGCGCTTTCCAGCAATGCTAAAACTTTGGCATGGAAATCCTCCGCAGTAACAGTCTGCGTTTGGAAGCTGTCCGGGTTCAATTGATCGAATGTCAGTTGCAAAAAATTCACTCTCCTTTGGCTGGTGTATTGCGGCATAGCTGATGTTTGCAAATTTGTCTATTTCGCAATGCCCCAAGCATTCATGTCCGGCCTGTTCCATACCGAGACGAAAACCTCCGATGCCTGAAAAGAAATCGACAAACCTCATTTCCCATCACCCAAATACCGATCTATTAAAGAATCCAAGAACTGTTGATCTGTCTTGAATCCGTCTGCCTTATATCGCTGTTGCAACCGTCTTTTTAGACGCTTCGACATTCTGCACCGCATAGAGCAAGGCAAACGGTGTCCGTCCTTCTTCTTGGCTTCTGTGGCTTGTGGTGCGCCGTTGACAAATCGTGTGCGTATAAGCTGCTCTGCGGTGTCGATAAGAGTGATACCGTATTTGTCGGGCTTCTTGACTTTTGAATGAATGGTTTTGTCGTAGCCTTTGAACTGATCTTTCACGACGCTCACAACGTCTTTATCTTGCAGTTTGTTATCTTCAACGAATTGTTTAATATCCATGATGTACCTCACAAAAAGCTTGGCGGCGTACCGGCAAAGCCGCTGTAATCAGGGTGGTATGCAAGCGCTTTGCCGGAAGCGCGGGTCAGGGGCTAATCTTTGTCGGGGTGTTTGTCCTTTTTCTCTCTCCGATACTCACCCCATGCCGCCACGGTTATAGCAACAATAGCTAGTACCAAAAATGCCAGTATTCCGAAAAACAACAGTTTAGGTATCACTTCCATGATTGCTATCTCCCTTCTCCTTATGCTCATGCATAAGCACGTATCGGCTGTTCGCGCCCATGTTCGCGCATACAAAGTCATAAGCTGCTTGGCGTGATAAATGGTTCTCCATAGCTTTGTATTCGTGAATAAACTCTTTACCTTCGATGATCTGCCTGTCGATACGCTCCTGCACTTCCTCGTCGTCGTAGTTCGCTTCGATCAAATACAAGTCGTAGTCCTTGGCTTCGGTCAGTATCTTGTTGGTGTCCGTGGCGTAGAGAAGCTTTTCTAACTTTGTGCCTGAGTGAATCCAAACTTTGAATCCTGCATTTTCAACATCATGGAATAATGGAAACGGCTGAATGCTAAAGCCGGGTATGACTCCATATGCCCCAGTAGCGTATCCATAAACTCTCTCAAAATCGTACACGTCAATGTTCTTCTTCTCCACGCCACATTCCACAAGCGGCGCGACTAGCCATTCACAGCAGCCGAACCGCAACAAAGGCCGTTCTTTCGCAAGTCTTGAGATTGTGCGCTTGTTGAAATGATCGCCGTGTATATGGCTGAGCAGCACAAGCTTGAGTTGTCGGTAGTATGGGCTCAGCTTCTTAAAGCTGATGCCCATATCCACCGCGATACAGTCCTCGATGATCGTACAGTTGCCGCTACTGCCCGTTGCGAGAATGTCATACGTCATTCAAACTCACCTGTTTGCCGCTTTTCTTCGGCGCGGCCTTGGCTTGCTGTTCCGTCTGTTCGGTGTCGTCCAGCGGCGCATCTGAAATGGTAACTGTCATTTCTGCATCGTCATAATCAGGCTCGATGAACGTTTCGGCATCCATGGTGATCTTCTCGTCAGCCGTGAACGCTGATTGCAATTCGGTATTCATCATGCCCCATTTGCTGATAAGCTGCCTGAGCATTGTTTTCATGGCCATGTCGTCAAACTCTTTGTACCAGAACGACGAATATTTCCACATGTCTTTTGCCGGGATTTTACCTTCCTGAATTAACCTGTAGGTGTCCTTTTTGAACGCGGGGCTGTACCGGTCTGCATGATTGAGCATCTTGTCTTTGCTCCAATACAGCGTTTTCTTGAATCCGTTCATATACTCGATCATGGCGTAATAGCCAATGGTCGGTGCTTTCTCGTATTTGTCCTCGTCCTCAATCGGCACAGTGACAAACTCGCCTGTGAAACGGTTCCATGATTTCAGTTCGCCTTCTTTGACCGGCTGAACTTCGATGTTTTGATAATAGCCTGTCCGAAGCGCAAGCTGCACGAATCCTTTGTAGCCGAGAACAAACGTTGCGTTGACTCTCTTGACCGAGCCGTCAGGATTCTTTTCCTTGAACGGTACGAGATAGAAGAACCCAAGCTGCGGCGACGGCGGCAGATTCAAGCTTTCTCCGAGAAGCGCACCCGATAGAACCGTGACGGGGTCACACTCCTGCAATGCCGGATTCACGGCAACCGCGCTTGTAATGGCGGCGATAAACCGCTTTGCCCTGTCAGGGTCTTGGAGTGTCCTGTTGATAAGTTTCTTGTATGTGTCCGTCTGTACGGCGACAGAGAACGGCATACGTTTTGCTACCTGTGTGTTGTTACTCATTTTTGTACTCATAGCCTCCCTTTTCTAAAAATTCTTTGAGCGCTCTCAATCGCTCTCTTGTGTCCGTGATCGTGAATGTCGTTGTCAGTTTTTCTTCCTGCGGCGCAACCTCCTGGACAATAGGCGCAGATGCGGCAATTACTTGTTCGACCTTCTGCGCTGCCTGTGCTTGTTGTTCTCTGGCCTTTGCTGCCGCATCTTGCCGTTCTCTCTCACGTTCAAGCGCATCATGCCGCAGATTAACCGACTGTATTGCCCTAGCAAGACTGAGACCATTAACCTTGTACTCGACCATGATTTCATCGGCGTGTTCTTGCATATGGATTGTGTCGATATCATTTTCCTTATCGTCGATGAACTGCGCGGCTTTCTTCTTGAGCGCCGTTTCCGTGTCGGATAGTCCAACCTTGATGCCGCTGTCCTCGAAAGTCAGCCATTCGAGATTCTTTGACAAAGCGTATTCGTTGAAATAGGCGACAACGCTTTCGGCTTTCTTGTCCTTCAACGTCTGCTCGACATCGTTGACTCTATCGCGCAAGGTTTGATCTGCCTGTCTCAGCGGTCTTGTCACGCAATCCGCGTACACTTGCATGAAAGCGTCATACGGTGCAGCAAGCGCGTTTTTCAAATTCATGCGCTGTGAATCAAGCGCCTTGCCCATGTTGTTGAGTTCAGCACGTGTTTTTTTCACGTTCTTGACCGTATCTTCGGTGACTTCGAGCGCCAACGCTTCGGAAACTGCCGCTTCAATCTTCGGCTTGAGTGTAATAAGGTTTTGTTCGATCACGGGCAGTTGCTTTAAGATCATAAGGTTATCGGTTGATTCGATAAGTGCCAGTTCCTCGCTCATATCAGTTCACCGATATTTTGAATGATTCGCCGTATGCGTCTTTGAGTTTTTGGATGGCTTCGGCTACTGTGATTTCTGTGGGTTCTTCGCGCTTCCAAATGGATTTCAGCTCGCTCACTTTTACGATATCGAGTTCCTTGGCGCCGTTGGCATCCCTTAAATCATGCGTAAGGTATTGTGCGTAAGTTTCTGAGAAAGAGCCGTCTTGTACCATTGCATAATGTCCATTCCTTGTTTCGAGTTTAAAAATCCCCGTTTTCAGATCATCTTTTGTAAACATGTTTGGCTTCCTTTCTATTAATTTGAGACCGCGTTCACTGATTAAAAACAACGTGTCGTTTTCTCCGCGAACAAAACATAAATTGTGACCGTAACTTGTATGCGGAGCTGTCGCTAGAACAATCCCCTTACGTCCATTTCTTGCATCACGAAACCCGCGTTTCCATTCCTCAAACAACGCAGGCGCAAACTTTTTGACCCATTCTTCATAAGTCGAGTAACATTCGCCGCTATCAACGACTACCACCTTGTCGCCTTTTTTAAGTTCCATTGTCAAACCTCCATTATCATTCTTTCCCGCCCGTTCCGAGCTTCTTGAAATGTTCCCGGCAGTTCCGACATACCAACTGCCCTAAATGTTCTTGCACATCGTCGTCACCCTTGCAGAAAATACATTTCGGGTTATACGGTCTAAGTAGAATCCCGTCCTCCGTGCCGATGATCTCAACCGGGTCGTCAACCATCATGTCATACTGCTTGCGGTACTCCATCGGCACAACTACGCGCCCAAGTTGGTCAATCTTTCGAACTATTCCCACTGTTTCCATATTGCAATGACCTCCTAAATGAATATATTTTGTCGCCGCTTGCCACGGCATCAATGATCTCGTCGTACACCGCAACGGCTTCGGCTTCGGTGTCGTATTCTTTGATGTAGATACTGCCTTCGCCGCCTACCATTTCCGCAGTTGCGACTATCCAGAACGTCACCCGCGTGACCATGTTGCGGTTAAACGGACTCAGTTCTTCGTTGTCTTTGTTGTCCTTATGTTCTTGCGGTAACACACCGAAGTCTTTTGCAAAATACATTTGCGGCGTTGGCAGCGTGATATCTTTCTGAGTCTTTACGTCTTTGATTGTCACGTCCTGCAAATAATCAATCTGTATCATTGGTGCCCTCCTTTGGTATCTTCATAAAAGCCATCCAGTGAGTGTTGTTATGTTTGCCGCTTCTGTGCCCGAACAGCGGCTTTTCTCCTATCGCTAAAAGAACATCCTTAAGAGGTATTTGAACCTCTGACCATTTGAAAATCAGCGTTCCGTAATCGTCCAAAACCCTCATGCACTCATGGAATCCGTCATGTATCATCTGCGGCCAGTTTTCATCAAGGCAACCGTATTTCAGCGCCATCCATGAGGTTTTTCCCGCCCATGTCAAGTGAGGAGGGTCAAATACAACCAGTTTAAAAGTGTTATCGCTAAAAGGCAGCGCTGTGAAATCGCATACCGTATCGGGTTTGATTTCGATGTGCCGTTGCGGATAATATTCGTGATACGGCACTTCTCGTTTGTCGCAAAACTCCACATTTGGATTCTCTTTATCAAACCCGAACATACGCGCCCCACAACAGGCGTCAAGAATGGGTTTCATGGTTGTCCTCCTGCATCAGTTTTGTTTGCATATTCATGAGCAGCGCACGCGACTCTATAACGTTCCTGTTCTGTTTTTCTGCTTTGAGCATGTCGTCAACAACTTTAATGGCATGAATCTTGTCCGTGATCTCTTGACTTCTGCTTACCGGCCTTGACAGTTCTTTGCCGATGAAAGCGCCGCATACAGGGCAACACCAATCCGTGAGTGTATCGGCTGAGTATCGTGTCGTGCCGCATTGCGGGCATGTACGCTGAATCATGGTTGACCTCCTAAAATGTTTGGGGAAGCGGGATTCGAACCCGCGTCGTCCTGAGCCGATCTCTGATCGCAACCGATGGCACTACCAACTATGCTATTCCCCCGCGCACGGGCTGATTTTCACAGCCCTACGATTAATCGTTCGTGGCAGTCTAAAACGCATTACGCAAACCTCTGCCATCTTGGTTTAACTGGTGGAGAAGGTGAGAATCGCACTCACAATGCAGTCAAACAGCCTACTTACGTCGCATTTCCCTGTTTCGTGCTGCATACAGCGCTTTGGAGCTTACCGGCGACGGCTCGGCTCTTCATCACGCTTGCCTTGTCTTTTCGGCCACTTCTCCGTGTTGCACGTTAAGGTTCGTGCGCACCGCGCATCGACCGTTTGATACTAACTCTGTACGGGAATTTCACCCGCCAGTTGTCATTGGTGAAAGTAGTCTGTTTTGCTCCGCTTCTTTCTGTGGTGGAGAAGGACGGACTCGAACCGCCACTTTACCGCCGCAGATGCCCCGTGTTACGCTCTCCCTTCGTAGTGGTGCAAAAGTCTCATTCAGCGTGTAACGTCTACCTGTTGACATACTCCCCCACGAGAAGCGGAACGCGGCTGCGGTGGTTGCCTGCCGAGCACGCTGAGTTTGCGCGTGCTGAATACGTCCGTTCCGCTGGGTTGTCAGTTCATAAGCGAATCTTTAAGTTGTCTGATGATCTCACCGCCGTATGCGTTTTCGGTCAGTGCAATAAATTCATCAACGGTATACTCCGCAGTATTGATATCAATGCCATGATCTCGTGCAAATGCATCGCGTCCCGCCTTGCAGCTTCCTGTCAGTTTGTTGTGCCAGTCGTAAAACTTAGATGCCGGATATTTGATGTCGCGCTGAAATTCGGTGCAAAACAGTTCGATCTTTTCGTCTGCGTCAAGATGGTCGAATATCTTATCCATTAACGATTCTTGCGCTTCTTGAAGCGTTTTGCCATGCGCAAATAAACTCCCCTGTTTGACCATGTAGCACGGAGCTAATTGCAAGTCGGCTTGAAGGATACTTCCTTTTGCGACGTTACCGTGTAAGCCGGTTATAATTGTTTGTACGCCGTCGATGATGTGCACTGTTTTGCCGTCGAAAGACTTTATGCCAGAGCCAGAGCCAGAGCCATAGCCAGAGCCAGAGCCATAGCCATAGCCAGAGCCATAGCCATCGCCAGAGCCATAGCCATCGCCAGAGCCATAGCCATAGCCATAGCCAGAGCCAGAGCCATAGCCAGAGCCATAGCCAGAGCCATAGCCAGAGCCATAGCCATAGCCAGAGCCATAGCCAGAGCCATAGCCATAGCCAACTCTCAAAAACTCAGCAACCTTTACGCTTTCCATACTTTCACGCCCTTTATACTCTGTTCAGCTTTCTCCGTGCACGGCGTAATCTCTATAACACCTAACACCGTCATTTCCGGCACTTCGACGGTGAACTTGCAGTTGTCAGGTCTGCTGACACCTTCGACCGCCATCTGTGACAGAGAAGCTGCTCCATCCCAATACCACAACCTGCGCACGTTGGTTAGTGTTGCTTCGGCTCCTTCGCGAGACTTGATGTTTCCCGCGAAAACTCCCGCTTGTGCCGTCCTGATAATGTAATACTGATTCTGATTTTTCATATTTTCCTCCTTATAATTTCGCGCCGCCAGACGCGTTTTTTATGATGCTAGCTCTCCCATCATGAACTTGATAAATGGTTCCTTGGGTATCTTCACGCGAGACCTTATCACAATTACGGGAAACCCAAGCTTTGCAGGGTCTTCATGGGCTTGCCATCTTATCCAGTTTGGGTCAGCGCCTAATATTGGCGCTATCTGTGCCGGTGTAAGAAAATCGCGTTCAATGTTTTTTATATCTGAGAGCGTCATGATGCTTGTCTCTCTTTCTCAAGCCTGTTGAGAATATAGGCTTGTCCTCTTGGTAAAACCTTCGTCGTTCTTGAAAGTTTCGCGCCGCTATAAGTGGGGTATGGTCTCTCGACGACTTCAAAATATCTCATGAACCTTTGGTATGGCTCGTTGTTTGACATCAACAAGCCCCATTCGCGCAGCCGCTTGAATAGCCCCTTTTCCCCTATCTCAAACCCGTTTTCGCAAGCTATCTTCGCAAGTTCGCGAATTAGAATGCTTTCGTTGCTTTTAAGGCACTTGTCAGCAAACAATACTTTTGGCCTGTCCTTCTCGATCTGTTCAGCGAGTTCGGCGGCCATGCGCAGAGCTTCGGGTAATGTCTTTGGAATTTGAAACATGTCACGGGCACGAAAATATGTTTCAACCAAGTGGTCGTACACTTCCCATGCCTTATCTGTGTTGAGACTTTTGGCGTGGAGCAGTGCGCCTTTTTCTGTCCAAAGGGCTAACCGGTTCGCATTTGGCAATAAATCAATTTGATTTTTTGCGGCGAATTGCTTCAAATCATCGCCAGCCAGCATAAAATAATGTTTGCCTTGTCTGTACCTTGTCTTATTGCGGTTGAAATTGTTGGTTATGATCTGTGCCGTTGTTCCGTAACCTTCCGCAATTTGATTTGTTGTGAGCACTCTTTGTTTTTTGTGTTCGATAGGTTTTAATTGATTCATGGTTTCCTCCTCTATCGCAAAAATAGTTTATCTATTGATGTTTCTGGAAAATATCTGTCGCGTATGCTTGACATTTCGCTAAGCTTCCAATCGCCATCACCTTTTAGCTTTCTATAGATGGATGCGACGGTACAATTCGCAGCAATTGCAAGATCGACAGCTTTTAAATGTTTTCGCAACATTCCCATTCGCAAAGCTGGATATGTTTTTTTTAAGAGTTCCCTGCGCTTCAATATTAAGTGCCGCCTAATATCAACTGCCTGTCTCGATATTCCACCCATTATTTCACCGATTTCTTGCAATGTTTTTCCTTCACGCCACAGCCAGACGAATTGAACATCCTTTTTTGTCTTGCAAAACTCTATCAGTACATTAGCTTCATCTTTGCGGTTCTTTTGGCGTTCGTAGACACTGTTTAATTTTTTCACGAATACCTCCTTATCTAACATGGGTAGATTTATTATCTACCTCTGGCCTAAAAAAAATAGACTCCCTCTCCTCCGGCGACCTAATATGCAGTATTTCAGATAGGGCTATAATTTCACTAGACTTAAACTCACTATCGTTATCTATTTTTTTCTTTAATCCATGCCGTGACAACGAAAGCTTATTTGCAATATAATTGTATTTAAGCCCCGACTCCTTTATCATCGTTCTCAACTTGTCAGTATCAGTCAAAATGCTTCCTCCTCTCCCGCGTAGATTTTTAATCTACACATGCATAATAACGCTAGTATGATTATTTGTCAACTCATATAACAAAAAATGTTGCAAAAAAATCTACATTGTGTTAAAATCGCCGCAAATAGGAGGTGTGATATGAATATTGGAGAAAGAATTAAGCATCAGAGAATAAAGTTAGGGTATACTCAAGAAGACCTTGCAAAAAAGATGGGATATCGATCAAAATCAACAATTAATAAGATTGAACTTGGTATCAATGATATCTCTCAGTCTAAAATTATTAAATTCGCAAAAGTCCTTGATACAGATATCGCTTATCTCATGGGTTGGGAACCGAAGAAAACATTCAACCAGATTGATGAGGACGGACGCTTTCAGCCTCTGCCCGTTATTAATAGTAACGACGAAATAATAGGGCTAGAAAAAACGACATCTAAGAAAGAACGAAAGCTTCTTAAATCATATAATCAGCTAAAAGATAGCAATGATCCTAAAGACCGCGCCGCCGCCGCCGCCATTGACCAGCTATTAGGATTAGACGAACGAGAAGACGACGATAGATAGTAGCTTGACGATATGCATTAATGAATCTCATATTACGCACCTCAGAAATCGAACATTTGTTTGCATTATACACCCTTAAAAGTACAAAAACAAGGACACATAACATTATTTCGTCAAATATTGTTGCTAAATGGCAACAATATGGTACTATTATGCTAGTAATTGGTAGGAGGTATATTGCATGAAAGCTTGGAGAATTGTTAGAATCATTCTTGGCGCTACTTTAATACTCGTTGGTGTATACGTCATTATACAAACACAATTTGTTCTTAGAGTGATCGATGAGCAGATAACTGATGGATTTGGCTTTGCGTTAACGGACAACGGAGAGCAATTTCTGCTTAATAGCGTAATAATTTGGGCTATTACTATTATTACTGTTGGTGGCGGCATAGGTCTAATTTCTTCAACAAGGAAAAATTAAGTTAGGAGTTATGAAAATTGGATGTGTTTTTGTATGATTTTTTTAAAACGGTAACGCTAGCGGCACTTATTTGTGTTATTCCGCTTGTCATTGGGCTTGCTGTCTCAAAGCCTATACGTGTTTGGGTTTGCTTTTTAGCGACCGCAGCGCCATTAATTATCTTTGTTATTTATCCAATGGCAACGCACAGAATGGATGGTGCGGGCGGTTTGCTCGGCACATTTGGTTTCTTCTTTTGTCTTTATGGGCTATCGAGAAGAAAAGGCAATAATGATAATGTTCATAAGGAAGGTTCGCAATGATATGCATTAAGTGCCACAAGGAAGTGCCTGACGGAAAATTTTGTTTACAATGCGGAGCTATCCAGAAACGCAAAACATCGCGACGGTCACGCGCAAATGGGCTTGGAACGGCATATAAGCGCGGAAAAACATGGACAGCCAGCATTGTTGTTGGTTGGAAAACGTCAGATAAAAAGCGAGTTCCCGTTCGGCGCTCAAAAGGCGGCTTTGCAACCAAGCGCGAAGCGTTGGAATACTGTGCAACACTAAAGACGGGAAAAATCACGCGAAAAGAAGCAACAATTAAATCTCTATATGACACATTTTTAATTACAACTTATACAAAGCTTTCAGCGTCTAAACAGACAGCCTATAAGATCGCATACGGCAAAATAAAAGATATTCACTATACAGCCGTTCAAAACCTTGCCATAGAGCATTTGCAGGGATTAATTGACGGCATGAGCCACTATACGGCAAGGGATATTAAGACGTTGATGTCACACCTTTATAAAATCGCGTGCGCCCAGCAGCACGTTACAACAAACCTCGCGCAATACATGACATTGCCAAAGCTCGAAGAATCAGAGCCAAACCCGTTTAACGACGAAGAACTGAAAAAGCTTTGGTCTGCTTATTCTGGCGGCGATACGTGGATAGGATATATTTTGCTGATGATTTACAGCGGCATGATGCCAGGTGAACTTTTAAGGTGCAAAAAGGACATGATCGATCTTGACAATAAAATGATCGTCGGCTGCGGCATAAAGACAAAAGAGCGCAAAAACAATCCTATTGTGATTGCTGACTTTATCGCGCCGGTAATTGAAAGCCTCATGGAGCTTAGCAAAGGCGATAAGCTAATTAGCATTAATAAAGATAACTTCTATGCGGAGTATCATGAAAAATTAAAATTGTATAAGTGCCGTGATCTGCCGCCGTATTCATGCCGGCACACAACAGCTACAGCTATGGCAATCGGCAAAAACATATCTCCGTTGGTCATACAGCGTATAATGCGGCACTCGAAATTCGCTACTACGCAAAGGTATATTCACCCGTCAACAAGCGACAGTCTTGAAGCGATAAACAAGCTCAAGCCAAACAAATAATAGATTGTTTTTGTGTCGATTTTGTAAGCAACGATGTAAGCAGTAGCGACTTATAACCGTAGTAAAAAGGGAGTCCTATTGCCTACGCGTTGACTACAAAGCGGGACTTTTGCCCGGTTTAAAGCGGTTGTAAAACCCCTGCTAAGGGAGTAGATCGGGGTAACCGGTGCATGGGTTCAAATCCCATCTTCTCCGCCAATAGTGAAAAAACCCTGTGTTTATCGGGGTTTTTTCTTTTTTATCTATTATTTATTGTTGTTTAAAAACGTGCCATGATTTGATAAAAATAAATCTACTGCTTACGCTACTGCCTACATACAATACAAATTCGTCTCATATTTTATCACATTTACGACATTTTAGTCTTTAAGCATCTTCAACGCTGACTGCTGCAAGCCCCCTATTGTCGCTTTCAGATCGCGCACAATCGCCAGTTTTTCATCATCTGGTTTGTCGCTGTTCTGCGCTGTGCGAATTAGTTTGTTTAACTCCGAAATGTCGCTTGCAAACTTCTGAATGATCTTGTTGTCAGCCTTGGCCTTGTTCGCAATTGTCAGGTTGTCGCTGTTCATGTCTTGCGTGATCTTTGTTTTCATATTATAGAACTCTGTTGACAGCTTATTCGATGTTTTAACGTCGAGCGTGAACGCAGATACCCATGGTGCAAATATGCCGCCTTGCTCTGCTTCTGGCGTTGTCGCTGGCAACAAGAAATCACCAATCACGCCCGTGTACTGGTCAAGTAAATAGTTAATTTTCTTGGGGCTAAAGTTTGTCGCTTCGCCAAGCCACTTGCTGAACGCATCCGTGCTTTCGTCGTATCGTTGACCGGGCGCAAAGTTATCCTCTAAGTACTGGCTTTCAATATCCGTTCCGTACCAAGTGGTGTTAAATCCTGCTTGCAATACAGGCGAGGCAATGTTGCTGACTAGCGGATTGATCGGTGCCACCTGATCTCCGACTAGCTGAATGAATCCTGCCGCGTCAGCTTCGCCGTACTCACCAGTTAAGCGATTTGCCAAACCTCCAAACAACGATAGCACGCGTGCTTTTGGTATCTGCGCCCAATAACCATTGCCTATTTTAAACAAATAGTATCTGTCTTTGTCGCGTGGTGTAATGTTCTCGTATTCTTCGTCGTCTGAATAAATCAGATTGTTTATTATTGAGGGCAGTACGCCAAGAGCAACGGCATTAATAACAAGCTTCGTCCATCCGGCAACGCCTTTGGTTTCCGTAAACCGTCGAATCAAACGGCTTGAACCTTGAACAGCAGGATTAAAGAACATCACGAGCGTTCTGTTTAGCGTTCTTCCGAGCTTCCCGTTTCGCCCAAAATTAACTGTGACCTCTGCGGCATCGTACGTAGCTTGCATAATGTTTTCGTATGACATGCCGCCTTTTTCAATTGTGGCTAAAAACTCTGCAAACCTTGGGAACTGCTCAAGCGCCATGCTTAACGATTCTATCTTGTCCCCCACTGATTTTATATTATCAGCACCATACGTTCTAAGCTTATTCTCATTCCTATTTAACCCTTTGTTATAATCATAGTACGATGAGCCAATGCTTCCTACGCTCTGATAGAGTCGCCACATTTCGCCGTTTGTCGCTATCTCTTTAATAGCGGCTGGCATTTTTTTAATGAGTAGCCTAGAATGCTTTGAGTTAAAAACTGCATCCGGCACGTCCTTTATAAGATTTTTTATCCAGAACACGGGGTTATATGCTGTAATTAGTTTTTTCAACGTAGTGTTTATATTGTCTACAATTTTAAATGTCTCTGCGCGGCTCTGCATTTCTTTGAACGCAAAATACATATCGTCACTCAATTTCAGCGTGGCGACTTCTCCGTCTCTATAAATGCGCAAGCTGTTTGGTAGATCATTGCGCACCGTATCTATTTCGCCGTCGATATCGTAATCGCTTTTTTCTATCGCCACTTCGCTTACATACTTGCTTGCTATTTCAGGGTTATTCATTGCGTTGTTGTATAATCTGTTGCCTAATATGTTTTCGTTTACAGCTTGAACAACTTTGATTGTCTTACGCGCTGTCGATTCATCAAGCGGTAATAAATCTTGATTGCCGCCCTTGGCTGTCCTTATTGTATCTGCAACCGACACTGTGCGCCCAAGTACATAAATACCGGCAGTGCTTGAAATATGCCGATCAGTAGGAACATAATGCGGATATTTTTCAACCAAATAATCATAAGTCTCCTGTGATATTTTATGACTGTCAAGCTCTCGTTTTAATAGGTTTCTGTGATACCCGACAAGTTCATCTGCAAAAAGGTATAATTCGGGATGTTCAGCCTCCATTTCAGCAATTATTTTTTTGCTATCTTCTGCGGTCACACTTTCTCCGAAAACGGGCTTATTAGCTTCGTCATATCCCCTCTCTTCAATCGTCATTCTGTCGATGTTATGAAGGTGATACACGTAAGTATCAGCAAGCACTCTAAAATCGTTGCCTTGCGCATATATCGGCTTGTATATATCCAAAAGGCTTTTGCCTACAATATTGCCATTAATATCGCGCTGTTCTTTACCTATCATATACTGTGCTTCATATGGGCTTTGCTTGGTATGGTTATATAACGGGTAAAGCATATCGTCGTTTACTTCTTTGCCAAAATCCATTACAGCAGCGCCAGTGTCCGTAATCTGGCGACGGAACTTGTTGTACTCCGATTTAACGCTTTCTTTGGGTTTGTCCCGTTTTATATCAGACAATACTTTAGCTACTTTAGCCTCGCCATCAATCGGCGTTTCCTGCTTTGCCATTTTGCTTAACGGTTCAGAAGCGCCGATAATGTCATTAACCGTGCCCTGCATAGGTACGGCGCGATCTGGCATAGTTGCAACCATGTTTTGCGGCGCTGTGTCGGCTTCTGCCTGTGTTTGTACCGCTTGGGGCATAGTCGGCTCTACGGGGCTTGTGGCGGCTTGTGTACCGAAGTTGAAAAACCTCTGCATAAAGTCTGCTTGCGCGTTATACCCTGCGAATTTGCTTTTGCTTTCGGTAAGCCGCTGCTTATACATGCCGACAGACTTATTCAGCTTTTCGATCTGCTTTGTAACGCCCGATCTAATCATTTCGCTATACTTCATCTGCCCAAGTGCGGGGCTTTTGGCGTATGCCGCTTCAACCTCTTTATTCATTGTGTCGTTCCATGATTTCAATTCAGCTTGAGCCGACTGCGTTTTTTCGGTATAACTCTCGATCTCTTTTTGCAAAGTCTCTGGCGTGGTCGATTCGGTATAAGCAATATCAACATACGGATTTTCCTGCGCCATTGTTTCAACGTTGCGCAATACTTGAATCTGTAAATCCGTAAGCGGTATTTGATTTTGAGCGATAAGCCGAGAAGCTAAGCCGCCACGGTTCGCCATCTGCGTGAGTTCTTCGCTTGTTGCTATTTGATCGTACAGCGTAGCCGGAGCTTCGGCGCGTCCCATCACGCCCACGCGCATAGCTTGAATCGCTTGGTTTGCCCTGGCATCGGCAATGTCAATAGCGCTCTGAGCAATGTTCACGCCGCCCGCTTTGGCGCTGCGCAGTTCCATAGCCGCCCGTGTCGCGTCTCGCATTTCAATCAACGCCGTGTTTGTATTTGCTTCACCCTGTGTAGTTTCGATGATGCTTTGCAGGGTTCCGTTGGCGGCATCTGCTTGCATCATATCAAGGCCTTTTTCATACTGTGTCTTGAGGTCAGACATTGCGCTGTTGAATGTGTTCATATCCCCGACCTTGTATGCATCAACGGCTTTGTTAAAGCTCGCTTCTGCGTTTCGGGCGACGTTGAAACTCTTAGCGCCCGACGGCAGACCGAATAAAGACATAAGCAATCCGACGGCAATAGTCGTTTTAGTCGTGTCCCCGATCTGGTCCCAATCAAGATAATTGGCCTTGTAGTCGTCGCTCCACATGATATCGCGGAAAAACTCGCCGGTGATGTCTTGCAAATTTTCTTCAATCGCTTCACCCACTGTGTTTTCAAGCAGCGATATCGCCACATTGCCGAGGGTCTTTGCCGCTGCGCCTTTTGTGCCGTTCTTTATCAATGTGGCAATTGGCGCCGATCTGCCGGAAAAGAAACCGACGCTTTGTTCGATTATTGTTTCAAAATATGCAGCCGGTACGGACTGCAACCACTTTTCGGCATCCGTCCTTCCTTCAAGTTCGCCTTGCATGAGATTATGACCAAGCGAAGATATGAACAGCGGGGCTGTCTGCGGTCTTATCGTCAAAACCTTAGAAGCAACGGCTTTCCATCCAGTGAGCGCCGAAGCGGTTGACCCTGCGGTTAATGGCGCGGCCGCCGCTCCTACTGCTTGACCAAGCGCAATATTAAGCCCCATTTCTGTTGCAACCTTCGACACATCATAAATAAACGCTGTCGTATCCGAAGCGCCTTTTCCTCGTGCAACATTCTGCTGAGCGACAATATCCCTGTTCATCGACTCCGTGGCGATTTGATTTACGCGCTCGTCAAGCGGTTCATAAAACTGTTGGTTAAGACCAAGCTTACCAAGCTCAAGCGCCACCGTCTCGATGCTGTCACCAAAGCTTTCAACGCCCGATGTCATTCCGTTAGTGACAGCCACCAACCATGACGGCATTTGTTTTAGCTGTTCGCGCCACTTTTCGACGTTATCCTTGCGTAGCTGCACAATTCGATATTCGGCCTGATCGATAAGCGTTTGAATTTCTGCGTTGTCGCTCTGTGCTTCGCCGTTCCATCCGAGCGCATCAAGTTTGCTCTTGATATCTTTAATCGTGAGATCAAATTCAAATGTGGCATTCGCAATGTTTGCGCCGACCATAGACGAATCCGGAAGCGCCTTGATGCTGTTAACCACCGCCGAAATTCCCGGCGTTGCGCTTCGCTTGAGCGACGTAACCGCCAGATCGTTGATTTCCTGCGTGCCGCCTGTTATATCAAGCGCTCCTGCGGCATCAATCGACTGCATGACGTAATCATAATTTTCCTTTGAATATCCGGCATCAATATACTGATTAACACGCGCCGCTGTTTCCTGCTGCTGTTTTAACATGCGATCATACTCACCTGATGCTTTAAGCTGAGAGATAACGTCTTGTTGCATTTTTGCGTCAGCCATTTTGTCGGCCGATGGCATCATAACGTCTGCTATCGTAAATGTGTAATCATTGCCGCTTATAAGCCCCGTACCTGTCATGCCGCCTATGTTGACTGCCTGCTGTGCTTCTTGCTTATACTTTTGTCTTGTAATCGTCGGTTCGTCTGCTGTAAATTCTTCTAAATTGATCGGCACGCTTGCATCAAAAACAAAATGCGGCATATCTACTTTTTGTTTGTTCTCGCCTGTTTCGCTGAAAAAGTCGCGGCCCTCGACCTGTGCCAATTCGTCAGCAACCGCAAGTTCGTTTTTGTATTGCATAAGCGCTTGTATCGTCGCGGGCATTTCTTCGTCAGAATACGGTTTCTTTGGTTCTGCTGTAAAAAGCTTCGTCAGCCACGGCAGATTATCGTACTCATATTTCTTGTTGGCGTATTCCTGCATCTTTGCCGCGTAGTCGGTATATTCAGCCGCGAATTGCTTTGAATTGCTGATATATGTTTCTGCGGCAATAGGAAGAAGGCCGTCACGTTCGCGGGCCTTATCCTCGTCCGATGTGTCGTATTTGAACGCTTTAGGTGTGCGCCCCAGTATCAGGTTAAGCGCATCTTCGGGGTCGTCTGCATCATACGAATACAGGTTATTAAGTATCGCGCCGTTCTCGTCGTTTGTGTAGAACTTCGATGCTCTGTAACCTTTGGATGAAATACGTTTTATGTCGCTGTCAATCGCTTTAGGCGCAAACCCGTTTTCCTGCCGCCAAATATCTTCATCGTCAGCAAGATCGTACTGATACGTGTTTTTCAGTATGCTGTTGTCAGATACGCTTGACCAGCTTTCCATAAAACCAGTGTCGGTAACGCTCAAGGCGTTGTTTGCATATTTTAGCTGTGTAAAGGCTCGATCTGCGTGATAATTCCAGTAGTTGTTAAACTCTGTTTTCCCCATTTGTTGCTTATTGGCTTGAAGATAATCGAGCCTTTCAATATCACTCTGAGCATATTGATCTTTAAAAGACTTAGATGCAACCTTTACAGCAGCATATTCAAAAAGCTGATTATACGCAGTCGCTCCAATATCGCTGCGTATTTCAGGCTCGTTATTTTCAAAATAGTCGAGCATTTCATCAAAGTTTTTAAAGTTTAATTGTTTGGTCATTGTATCACCTTCTATCGCCTACTATTGTTTTGGCTACGCTGACGTGCATAGTACGCATCGGCTGATACTTGTTTTCCACCGATATAATACTTTCCGTCCTTTTTGCCTGTGTAATTTGTCTGCGTGACAGGGCGTGCCGCGTAAGACGCTCTCGCGCCGGATTGCTGTTGTGGTGTAGTCGTGGACGCGTACGCACCTGCGCTATCATTGCCAATGTTAATTTGATAGCCGCCACCACCGCCACCACCGCCGCCGCGTGAAGCTTTCGCCATTTGCTCGTTGAACTGGCGCTGCTGTTCGGCAAACTGTAATTCAAACTGGCGTGTTTGTTCTGCCATCTGCTGCTCTTGCAAAGCTTTTTGCATTTCAAGTTCGCGTTCTCTAGCGGCCTGCTGCTCGTTGAACTGGCGTACACCTTCCCAATACTGATTTAAGTCTAATATCTTCGCTGCGACCTGTTGCTCGTATGTGCTTGCTGCTGTTGAAGCTTGAGCGTCAAGCGAGTTGAGAATATCCAAGCGCTGTTCTTCGAGATCACCAAGGTATTGATTGCCCTGCTCCTGAACGTCGGCAAGCGCTGTGGAAAGCTCGTAAGCGGCGCGGGATGAACGACCCATTCCGCGCTTAATCATTGCGTCGAGAACAGCGTTTTCGGTCTCGCCTAGCTGTTCGTCAATGTATCGCTTATACTCATTCGCTTGATTTGTGTATCGTGTGTCTGTCGAAGCTCTCTGTGCAGAAATAGAATCAATCGTTTGCTGATACGCAGGGTTGTAAAGCGCTTCGGCTTGTCTGCGCCGCTCCATTTCTGACGGTATTCTTTGATCTATTATCTGTTTAGCCGCTGTTATTCTGTTTAAGGTTGAAGCGTCTAGCTCAGACGCGTTTTTTACCTCTCTGTTTGATAGAGCTCCAACCATTTCATTATAAGAAGCCATGATAGACAACTCCTTTCTAGCTTATCATCTAAGACGGGCGCTATCGCGAGTGCCCGCCGTACATGATGCTAAAAACCTTGTTTGTTTTCAGGATTGTTGAGTATGCCTAGCGCCACGCCGAACGCTAAAGCGCCCGTCACAATCGCGTCCCAGTTCGGTATTTCCCAACCAAGCCACGATTTAAGTACAAGTGCTATAAGCGCTGCGCCTGTCGTCCACACAATAGGACTTTTCCATCTGTTCTGCATTGCTTCATCCTCCCATTTCATATTTTCGTTCAAGTCCGTCAATACGGTGGTGAGCGCTTTTTGTGCTTTCCTCACACCGCGTAAGCCGCTCGTTGTGTGCGTCATAACATTTTCTAATGTCTCGCACTTCAAGCAGGGTATCGTCTGATCTTTTCATGATGTATTTAATGTCTGCTTCAATCCTTGCGTCTTGCTGTCCTTCTTCTTTAACGTCCGTTTTTTTTTGTCGAGTGATGCCCCATACGACACCTACGATACCTGCTATTCCTCCAAGAATACCTATTAAATACCCTGCATCCATCGTCCCGTCCTGCCTTAAATTTATTTTCCTATCCATGTACCGCCGAGCCGTTCGGTTGTCTTGCGTCCGACCTTATTATCAGGCTTGCCCCTTGTGCCGCACTCAGGATGATCTTTTTGCAGCGCGTTTACAGCATTGCGGCACTTAGGCCCGAATTGATTATCTGTCTTGCCGCAATCGTAGCCCATGGCCTTAAGAGCGTCTTGCACGTCGCCCACGTCCGGGCCCTCCATATATCGGCTGCCCCATTCGTCCTTGTACTGCAACACCCTGCCGAGCGTCCATTCGGGCTTGTCCACGTCCACGCCGAGTTTGATGATCTGCCCCGGATAAATCAGGCTTGGGTTTGCAATGCCGTTGAGCATAGCGAGCTCTTTCACTGATGTGCCGTACTTGAGAGCGATTTCATAGAGCGCGTCACCCGGCTTGACGGTATATGTCGCTTGTTTCTGCGGCTGTGTCGGCTTTTGTGCGCCGCTCGCGTGATAAATCAACGCGTTGTAAAGATCGTCGTCCAGAACACGAACCACACCAACGCGGTCACCCGCCGCGTAATCTTCCGAAGTCACCATAAGCGCCTTGCTTTTGCTTCTTGTGTGCAACAGCCCGTGTTTGACGATACCGCCAACATGCGATACCTCGCGTCCCTTTTTGAAGTTGTAATAGGCCAGATCAAGCGGCCTGCGCTGTTCCCACGGAATGATGCGTCCGTTTTTCTTTGCCCAGTTCCACTGTGCAACCGTCCACGATGCACCCGTGAAGCCGTTCAAAAGCTTAGGGTCAAACAGCAGCAATAAGAGCCTGCGCCAGAACTCCGAACAATCTTCGCTTTTGTCAAGGCTTGGGCTATCACCATACGGAAGCTGCCATTCAGGAACGCCCCACGAAACAACGTCGCCGTGATCTTCCACGCCGTCGAACTGCAAGGCAATCATTTCGGCAATGTTTGTACCGTCCGGCAAGCGACCTTCCTCTGCCGCTAAGCGCACGGCTTGAACCGCATGCAGGGTATAGCCTGTGAATGGCTTAAGTGCCTTTGCGGATTGTTCCGCATAGTCAAAAATCTTTTTCATTGCTTCGTTCATGATAAAACCTCCTTCACTCTTCAAATTCTTTATTTTTTATTTGCATCAATTAATCAACTAAAAATGAAATTCCGCTTAAAGATAAATATCCAGTACCCCCAGATGTTAAATAGATATAACCATCGTTTGCAATATCTACCCTTGCGAATCCCGTATTACTAACTTGAGAAAATATCAGCGTATTGCTTGGTCTATAACCTACATCTAGTCGGGCTATTGGCACACCCACTGTTCCCGCCTTGACAAGCCCCTCAATATATACCGCATTGCCTATTTTTCTATATCTTGCCCTCGCAAAAACACCGCCGTAATTTTGCCAGCCATTTAGCAATGTGGGCGATTTCCATCCGCTATCAGAATATAGTAAGCTCCAATCACTCCACACGGCGGCATAATTCCTTCTATACCACACGTAACCATTCGTATCAAATAGCATGAATGCGTTTCGATAATCCTCATGAAACAGATTGAACATTGTTCCGTTTGCAGGGAAGTTTTCGCCAGTTGCTTGCGTAATGTTACTGGCATCTATTTTGCTGTAAGATATACCTTCCGGATATGCCGTTAAGACATTGCCATTGCTTGTTGTTATAACATGGTGATTTATGAGCGCGTTTCCGTTAATGTTCAAATCACCTGACATTTTATCGCCAGTTTTGAGCAGCGCTGAATTGATTTTCGATGCCGCTCTGCTTAAAAAATCGTTCAGCGTTTTTATGTTTTTCGGAGAAACAAAATCTCTCAGCCAACTCCAATTAAATGCCATAGCCTTAGTCCTCATCGAGTTCAAAAACAAACTCGATGCCCGACAAATTAATTGCCGAACCATCCACATTCTCAAATTTAAACTTAAATATGCGCCCTGTGACGTACATACGTATGTTGTGAAGCTTGCGCGTGGTTTGCAACGTGACGATCTTTTCCTTGGTTTTTACCGTGCCTTTTTTGTTGTAGTAGACAGTGATCTTGACCTGAGCGCCTGCCGTGGTGTCTGATTTCGTTCCCCATCCAGTAAAATAGATATCAGTTAGCGTTTTTAACGCGTTCGGATATCCCATATCGGATTCGGGGGTTATCCAGTAAGTATCAATGTATTCATTATCATCACGTATCCATATCCCGTATTTATACAGAAAATATCCGTCAATAAAGAACAGCGTGTTTCCTCTTACGAGAAAATCTGTTGCCGATATTGTCCAGTAAGTAATTGTTTTTTCTTCTATGCTATACACAATACATATATTGCTATAAACGTTAAAGCAATAAAGCTTATCTCCCATTACATAACATTTCAACACATTGTCATAACCGCCAGATACGGGCAAGAAACTGCTCCAAATATCATTTATTTGTTTGGTTACTATTGGCGACGCTTCTACGCCGTTGTATTGATATATCCCGTCATTCCCTGCATAAAAACAACGGTTACCATCCGAACAAATGCTATCCGGCGCTTGCGTGCCCTCTACTGCATAAATTTGCTCAACTGCGTATTCGCTTGGAATATCACCAGTAATTCTCCAAACGCTATTGTTTTTAAAAATAACTACATCATCGAGTAAATTAGCAATACCTGTTATAACATCGCCGTCAAACGATTCGATAGTAATTTCGCCTGTTTCGCCCGCTGTACTCCAATCTTCGGGGTCATACGCGTTAGAATAGTATACCGTGTTCGGCGCACTATCGACACCCGCCATCCAAATGCGGTCTCTATGCAAACAAATATGGCTTGCATGTGGCGGGCTACCTCCTAAAGCAGAAACCTTGTAATCCGAATCCGTGGCGCTCCACAGTATTTTTAAAGGTGTTGAGCCAGACACAATAATTACAACATCATCCACGCCGATTTTGTAGTTAACTGATCTTAACGGAACATTTAGCGGAGGATATGCACTATGAACTATCGGCATGAAGTAGTAGCCTTCTGGTAAAGGCGTTAAACGGTATTTTTTTCGGTAAAAAGTGCGGTTTCCCCCAACCTCTATACTAACAAAAGTTGACGATTGGTCTAAATTACCGGTATTCCCAAGCGCACAAATAAAATCTGCTTCACCGTCAGAAAAAAACGATACGTTGTCGTATCCTTTTCTTGTCGATAGAATCCCCTCTGACACATCGATATTCTGGCAGTCGGGCGAATAGGAAAGTTTAAGAAGGTTGTCGTCAAGCGACTGATTCAACCCTTTTGCAATGCCCATTTTCGCTTTTAAAATCGGTATAGCCATTGTGGTTCTCCTTACGACAACGGGTTAATGCACCCGCCTGTACTGTTAAGCGGTGCATAAGCGTTCTTTATGTTCTCTGACTCGCCCAAGCTGTCGGTAATGTACGCGTATTCGTCGTAGAACTTGTTGTTCCAGAAACTCGCAAGTCCCGCGTAATTTACGCCCCTTGTGGTATAAAGCTTTGATGTCGCCCAATACGTCAGGATGATATGCCAATCTTCGTTAAACTTCGGTGTCCAGTTATCGCCTATATAAATCTCGTCACCGTCTGCGGTTGCTGTGCTGATTGTTTCAACAACCGTGATCGTTGCTGCGCCTGCCGCCCCCGCTGTCACGCTGTCGATTGTGTACTCGATATATGTGCCAGCACTTACGTCAATCAAGAACAACGACTGCCCCGCGAGTGCTGTCGCCTGTGCCGCCGTAATTGCTTCGTCAACAGGTATCGTTTTGCTTGTGTTGGCGCCGCTGACGTTGTATGTGGTTTCAAGATACTTTGGCATATATTCGTACTCAAGGTACACCGTGCCGCCTGCCGTTGCGTTTGGAACATATATCGTGCCGTTGCCGTCGTATTTGTCCCAATACAACCCTTGCGATTCCGCGCCGCCCGCCGCCGACGAATAGTCTTGATATAGTGATATCTTGAGAACTTTGGTCAGCTTTTCGGACAACGACGATATGTTAAAGCATTTGTTCGCGTCGAGCGTAACGGCTTCGGAAGTCCACAAATGCGCTTTCTCGCGGCATATCTTTCGATATCCCTCGTTAAGCGAGGTTTTGATAAGCGAACTGTATTCGGTTCTGTCGTCTGCATCAGGGTCGATAATGCCCATCTGCGCAAGCACTTCGGTTGTCAACTCGTATAAGTTCATCGTTACAGCTCCTTAAAATTTAATGCGCGGGGCGTTGCTCAGTCTGGCGGCAACTGCGCAGGGGCCGGAGGTATAGCCCTTTATGCCCCGCGCAAACTGATTTACACTCCTAATGCTTTCAAAGCTTCCTGTTCGCGTTTTTCCATGTTCTCAAGGTTGATCTGCTGCATTTGCAGCGAGCGCGCTATGTTTTCAGCATGTGCCAAAGGTATGTTCTTGGTTTTCCCAAGTTCAATTTTGACTACATGCCCATTCACGCATGAAGGAATAAACTTCGGTGCTCCGATAAACCCGCCGTGAATGGTGATCGGCACTTGCTCTTGTTTCAGAATCGCTTTTCTGTCGCTTTCGCGCCGTTTGTTTATCTCTGCTTCCGGCGTGCTTGGTTTCTGTGGGTTGGCGATCTGCATAGCGGAAAGCTTTTCGTTTGCTTCTTTCGCTAACTGCGCAGCCATCATAGCGATCATCGTTGCCTGATCTGGCGCGGCCTGCGGTGCAACGGGCTGTTCTTCTTTCGCATCTTCGGTGTTGTCAATGTCAGGCTCTATATAGCCGCCGTTCTTCGCGGCTTCTGCTTCCATGATTGCCGCTTCAAGGCTTTCTTTGTTCATCCCAAAAGAGTTGATGCCAAGCTCTTTAGCTTTGGCTCTGAGTTCGTTCATATCCACTTTCTCTTACCTCCAATTGATAGGGTTATGGGGCGAGATTAACCCGCCCCGTGTTGTTGTTATTCGCTTGCGCCGGAATAGATTTGCCCTATCCAGAGCGCCTGCAAGATCGCACACGCAAACGCGGTGATCTTCCAACCGACCGTGCTAAACTGTTCAAGCGGCCCGCCGATCTCTTTAGCGGTCTTGACAATGGTGCGCATCTTACCGCTGCCGTTGATATCGGCCACGGCATAAGCTTCGTCACCGAACACAAACGTGCTGTAAACGGTGTTGCCGTTCCATCCGTACTCATTGGCATAGATTAAATCGCCATCTGCAGCCGTAAAGCCAGTTGTCGGTGCGGAATCAACCGTAATTGTCGCCGCACCTGCCGCACCCGCTGCGGCGGCAGTTATCTTCTTGCGCTGTCCCGTCTGCAATGTTGTATCGGTAATGTCAAGGATGTTGATATACCGATCAACAAGCGCGGTGGCTTCGGCGGCTGTAATCGCTTCGTCAACAGTAATGGTTGTGTCCAAAACGCTTGCAACTGTCAAGCTAAGACTTCCGTCAACCAGCTCGCTGTTTTCGTACTTCTTGCCTTCGGTTGTTTCAAGGAACCGAACACCGTACATCTTGCCAAGTTCGCCGTTATAGATTTTCATGGTGTCTTTGTACTTGGCAGGGTCGAGCCACTTGGCATCGTCCATAATGTCGTAAGCGGTGTCAGGCCCGACAATAGCGAGGTAATACGACTGCCCGCCGCTCTTGAACGTCGGAGCAAGATTTTTCTTGAGAGTACGCACCATTTTGCGAATCTCGTCGATATCGAGCTTGTCTGTTGTCCGCAGCGTGTAGATAGACGTGCGGCTGTTGGCGTACTGTGTGGTTGTGGTCGTGGCCATCACGTCACGAATAATCGCGTCCTGAGACCGCGAACCCTGATTCGCCATTAATTTAACAAGGCCTGCTAAACGCGAATCCATATGCGTCAAGTCAAAAAGGTCTGTCTTGGTGATGTATCCGCCGTGCTGATACACGGTTGCAAGCACCTGTTCTTCTACAACGTTTTGGCCGTCAGGAATGACACCTTCCGAAAGCGGTGTAGTAATGACCGCCAAAGGCGTAAATCTGCGCCACTGCGCCACCTTGCCGCTGTTAGCGGGAATGTTCTTCTGTACCGCGCCCTGTGCATGAACAAGGTTCGGCACAGAGTATTTAAGCATAATCTTGTCATATGCTGTCTGCATACCGACACTAAGGCCGGAACTGGCAGTTGTTTGAGTATTGTAACCCATGATCTTTTCTCCCTTCGGATTATTTTTTTGTTCCGAAGGACCGCTGCTCATTTAGTCTATCCGAAGTCTCTTGCCTTGGCGTTCAGCTTTTTCCATAGCGGCTTCGATTTCATCAGCAGTCATATCCGCTATGCTTTTGATGCGCTGTCCTGTGTTTTTCACGTTTGATACGGGTGCTGTTGCGCGGGCGTTGCTGCTTTTCATTTGGTTAATGACTTCCTGCCCTGCTGCTGCTTTTGCGGCATCAACTTCGCGTTGCATTTCTCCCCGTACGATTTTTGTGATTTCATGTGCTTCCATTGGACTATTTCCAAGCGATAACGCTTTTCTGAAAATCGGGTCTTTGTCCATATAGCTTCTTACTGTGATGTTCGGGTCGCCCGTGGCAAGTTTGAGCATTGGTTCTTCGCTTATTAACTTTTCTTTCCACGCTTGAACTCTGTCTGCATCATCTGTTTGGGCTGTCTGCTGAGTGTTCGGCTGCTGTGCCGAACTTTCGCTCAAAAGATCATTCCGCGCAACTTTTCGCGCATACTCAAGGCTTTTGATATCGTCCGGGTAATCGGCCATAAGCTTATGTGCCCGTCCTTCAATTCGTTCTTCAAGAGAAGAAGCCTGTTTTTGCTCGAACTCTTTACGAATCCGCGCTTCAATCTTCGCGGTTTCCTGTTGCAGTCGCAAAGCGAACGCTTTTGACGTGTCAACGCTTTGCTGTGTCGGTGATGGTGCAGTCTCGTTTTTCTCTGTCTGAGTGTTGCTGTCGCTTTGAGCGCCCGTGGGGTTGTCGTCACCCGTGTTTACGACCGTTTCCGAATCGCCTTCGCTTAACAATTCCTCAAGACTTATATCCTCCGGCACGGCTTCGTCTTCAACGAACAGCGTGTTTTCGTCAAAGCTTTCTTCCGAACCGTCCACAGCGGCGGCCTGTGCGCCATCTACGCCCGTATTCTCAGCGGCGACCTGAGTTTCATCAACGCCCGTATTAAAATCTGACATTCTGGTTTAGTCCTCCGTTTTTATTTCAAGCCGATTGCTGACCGCTTGTCCCGCGTGCAATTTCAGCTTGTAGCCTTCGTATCGCTTGCTCAGCGTCTTGCGGAAGCTGCTCGCCTTCTTCCGAATCGCTTTTGTTGAGCACTTTTTGTTCCAAGACCTTGAACTTTTCCGCCCAAACCTGATCTTGGAGCTGCTCGGTTTTCTTGAGAAGCTGCTCTATTGTGCTTGCGTATGTTTGCGCTTGCTCGGCGGCTTGCTGCGCCTGTTGCGTGATCTCCTGCATACGCTTTTCCATGTCGTTGCGCTCACGAATCTTTTTGATGATCTTTTCTTTGCCTTCCTGCTCCCAAAGCTCGACCGCCGTTTCGCCGTCGATAAGCTTGCTGTTAACAAGCATCATAACAAACTCGTTCATGGCCGCGCTTGTTGCGGCGTTCTTGCGCTGCGGAATAATCTCGATGTCGTAATCGAGGTCTATGTAATCGAGGTCGAATATTGAAAAATCAACACGCAGTTCTTTGCCTGTGTATGTCACGCCTTCCGGCAGCAGTTCTTTGATTGCTTCTTCGCGCATGTCAGCGCCTTGTTGCACCGCGGCTTGTATCCGCTCCATCGAATCTTTGATCAGCTTTTCGATCTGGTCTTGAGTCTCGCGACTGATACGAATTACGCGCTCGGTGGTGTAATGCTCCTGCGCCAGTTTCAAAACGTCTTTGATCATATCCGCATGGTCCCAATAGAAATGCCGCAGTTGGAGCCTTGACCGTTTCGCGCCGTATTCCTGCATACGCTCGATGCCGTACCCTGATGTCACGCCACCGGCCACCTTGCCGATGTTGAAGTCTGTCTGTCCGCTCTGCTCCTTGACTTCCTGCATCTTTGCGCTGCGGTAGTTAAGCGCTTGCGAGGAATAAGGTGCTGTTTTGAACTGCGTAACCGCGCCGGGGTGTATCTCGTTGCCGTGTATAACGCGCTTTGAGTGGTCAAGCAGCTCTTTTTCATCTATGCCCGCCCGACGATTCACCAAAAATCTAGGGGCCGACGATTCTTGAAGATTGCTTAAATACTGACGTTCGATGAAATTTATCACATCGGCATCGTCCTGAAAGATGTCGATTGCGGATAACCCGACAGGCTCGCCGTCAAGCTCGATGTGCGGCAGCATGTTGATCATGTATCTGTCGTACTCGTATTGCTTGGGGTGCTTTTCTGCAACAATCTGCCCGATAACGACAGCGGAGCTGATAAAAGTCCTATGCCCCACGTAATCTTCTTGCCCGGCCACCTTGACTTTGCGCGGTTCTTTTTCTTTCCACATGAACAGCGTGACACGCACAAGGCCGTCCTTTTCGGACAGCCGGACATTTTCAGTGTTGTTCGTATGTGTTTCCTTGGCGTTCTCGTCCTCCGGCAGCGCTTTGTTCAGGTCAATGTCGGGGTACATGTCGTAAACCGCTTCGGGTGTAAGCCAGTAATCTATCGCAAAGAATTTGCCATCGTTGACGTTTTCAACGCTCTTGTCCCATGTGATATTGTCGATGTGCAATGTCCGAAAATCGATATCGCCCATGCCGTTAGCTATGTCAGGATTCCAAAACGCTTGCAGCGTGCCGACACCTGTTTTGATCGATTTGCGGGCTTTTTTCTCGAACTTCTCAGCGTATTTTGCTCGTTGAAGGATGAAGCGCACAAGCTCAGTCGCAATGATCGATTTGATATCGTCGTCGTAGTTAACGCCGCGAATGACCTGGTCAGGAAAGTTATCCATGATATCGGCCACCATGTTTTCGACGGTTGATTGAAGCGTCGGCGCGTTCGGAGTGGCTTTCTCCAAGTCCTCTTTGTTGCGCTTAAGCTCTTCGTCCCAATGCCGGTTACGCCATACGCGCTCGTTGCGCCAGCATTTATCGCGATACGGGCCAAACTCTTTGTAGTTTTCTTCGACTAAAGCGTTCACTTTTTCGGCAAACGCTTTTTCGTTTTCCGCGAGAAGCTCTGAAAGCTTCTTCGGTTTTTCAAACTTCATTTCATCCTCCGATAACAATTCGCGGTATGCCCGGCATGTTCACGACTTTGCCGTGATCTTCTGTGCGTCTCTCGAAGCCAAGCGGGTTCGGTCTGTAATTCTTCGGTTTTGATGTCAAAACCGTCACTTTCGGTTTAGTCACCACGATTACGTAACGAAAAGCGTCGTAGTCGTGGTCTGCCGTGTCGGTCGAATCAACGTCGTCCGGGTTCTTCGGGTCTGTCGTAAGCTCTGGAAAGTGTTTGCGGAACATCTTGCACGTGTCGAACACCTGGAACCCCGGATGTCCGTCAGCATCGAATATCAACGCTTCATGTATCAGTTCTTTGCCCGTCAGTCTGTTGTTGACAACGTTGTTAGCGACTCTCGGGTCCCAACGCGGGTCACAGAACGTCACGCCCGGTCTGAATCCGATGTAATTGCCTTGATCGTCGTATAGTTCCTGCGGAGCCATTGACGACGCGATGCTTTGATCTTCAAACGCCGACTTGGAGAAAATCGACGGGTCTGCTATACCTTCAATTGCGCCGTGTCTCTCAAGCAGCGGCATTTCGATCTGGTACGCTTTTTCGGCTTGCTTGGATGCCGGTTCGTCAAGTCCTTGCTCGTCCTCCGTGCCACCGTAAAGCTCATGTATCAGAAACAACCGGCCTTTGTACCGCTCGTCGCCTTTTGCAAACCACAGGAACGAGTATGGTTTTGTTCTGCCGTAGTCGTAGCCGCGATATATCGGCCATTCCTTCGGTATCTCAAACGCTTTAACGACGTGCGTAAACTTATCCGTCGGGTTGCCGTTCTCGTCGTAAGGCTTGTCAATCCATTCCTTGAACGCTTGACCGTCTATCGCGTTCCAGTCGTTATACCGTATCTTGCGTTGCAGCCGTTCGCTTCTCATTCCAAGGCGCCCGGCATACTTGTTGTCGACGTGCATGTTGTCGCTGAGCTTAGCACGTATAAACTGCCGATATAGACGAAATTCCTTGCCGTCTTTGTCTTTTACGACGTACAGTTTCGGTTCGTCTGAGTCCATGGGTTTTACAAACGTTCTGTTAATCCACGAATGACCTTTGCCGCCCTGCATTGCCGTGAACTTGACTTGCGGCTGAACTCCAAGCGCTTTGTTTGCGCGGGGTCTTGTACACAGATAGTCAAATGCATCAAACGGCAAATGCTGTGCTTCGTCGATGTACAGCTTGCAAAACTCTTTACCGTCGTTCTTCATAGCATCGTCAAGCGTTTTGCATTGGCGTATCTTAAGCTTCGAGCCGTTGGCGTAGTAATACGTGGTGTCAAACTTGTTGTATCGCCCGATCTCTGGCGGGTATCTGCGTTCTATCTCTTCAAGCAGCGTATCGCCGCCCTGCTGATACGTCGCTCTGAACATGTACATTGTGACTTTCGGGTACTTGAGCGCCGTGATCAGCGCGTCCATGACGAGTGCGGCCGTTTTCCCGCCGCCGATTTCCCCGCCGTACATAACTTCGTCCGATGTGGTTTCGTGGAACAACCGCTGCGGCCTTGACGGATGATAGTCAATTATCACTTGCGGCATTGTCAACCATTCCCTTCATCGTGTCGTCGATTATCTGCGCGGCGTAAGCCCATGTGATCTCGTGTTTGTCGCATAGCGCTTTAAGCTCTGTGTATTGCTCCCAATCGTCCGGCGCGTTCCAGTTCGAGAAGATCACTTGAATCATGTTTTCCGACTCGACGCTTTTTTCTTTGCAGAGCTCCTTGATCTTGTTGTACGTGGTGTTGTCAATCATGTGAGCCGAAAGCATTGCGTCGGCTGCGAGTTCAAACCACAGCAACGTGTCGCTGAAAAACTTCTTTTCCTCGTCGTTGCCGCTTTGTGTTGCAAACAAATCGTCTTTACTGATGCCGAGGTCTATGCACAATCCTGCGATAGAAGCGATTTGGCGCTTGTTCTTATTGACAAGCTGACCGTTCTCGTCGCGGTATTTGCCGCGGGCTTGGTCAATCGTTGCCTGAAAGTACGTATGCATTTTTTCGGTCATTTCAGCAATATTGACCACCGTTTTTACCTCCTAAAACACGATATCTCGTATTTGCGGCTGTATTGTAACACAACATATACCCCCTATTTCTCTACGTTTTTTACATAGGAATTGGTAATCGTTATTGTTTTTCGATAAATAGATGGAATTTTGAGTAAAAAAAGACCGCCGGTGTAGCGAGCCGACGGTTTCAGCGATTATGGAACTTGAAATACAACCTGTGCGCAAAGCATACAGGGTTTATAAAAGCGGTGTCAAGGGTGGATTTATGTTGGCAGTTAATAGCAAGTGGTTTTTGATATGTGTGTGTGTCGGCATATTAGGTAAAGGTCAGCTGAGAATCGGAGTCACAGATCAGGTCCCCGGGGGGGAGGGGGTATCATGATCTGGAATCCCCTGCCCTAGTGAAAATAATACCCCTAGAAAAAACGTTGCCATAGCAACTATGCGTAAAAGCTATGTTATGCGCATAGTTATACCACATTATCTTGTGGTTTATAATACACAAACCACTATATGATGATTTATATGCATATTATCCGCATATTTGATGTATAAATGCATGATCTTTTACCCCTGTTTTAATTCATACTATGGCACTATGATATACGTAATTCTTTATACTCTTAGTATAATTGTAAACCAGATATATTTTATAAGTTTACAGAGATTGAGACTATACCAATTTGGTGAATGGTATAGTATGCGAAAACCCATACTACAAAAACTCAGGTTTCTTCCTTCCCTTCCTCCTTCTCTCTCCCCCCATACCCCCCTCTCTTATCCTCTATCCTATCTTACTTCCCTGTATACGCTCTATAATAAATAATATATATATATATAATAAATAATAATAACGCTTCTTAGAAACTACTTAGATAAAACAGCTATATATAAAATATAACAAGTAATATATATAAATAATATCATGCTTGATTTACCTTTTGATTGCGCGATTCAATTTCATTTCATTCTTTGGCTCTGCTCGTTGACTGCGTTGCCTGGCTTCTCTCGATTCTTTTATTATTATCGTTTCCGGCTGCTCGATCTTGCGTAAACGCTATGCCATTCTATGAAATACTGTGAAATCTTGCGAAAAAGTAAGAAAAACGGAGCTATTTTTATGCCCGATTGATATAATGCCGTGGTATTCTATGTCATTGCGTTATTTATGTATTGCATGGCATTGCGTGGCGTGCTATTATGGCATTGTCGAAAGGCAAGCCGACAAGACCACACCGCAAGGGTGGCACGGCTGGAGGTATCTTATGAAAGCTACATTTAAGAACTTTACCGTAAACGCTAATTACAAGGGTGACAAAGAAGCTGGTTTTATTAATGGCAACTATAATAACCATCTCGTAACCGTAACGAACACGGAGACAAAACAGCGGTGCACATTTGAATTTTGGGCAAGTATTGCAAAGCCGGAGCTCACCACTGAATACGACGTGCTGAACGCTTTCTACTGTTTCGTGAGTGACGCAATCAGCGGTATGATGGATTTTGAAGAGTTTTGCAGTGAGTTTGGTTATGATAACGACAGTCGCACAGCAGAGCGAACATGGAAAGCTTGTATTCGGGCAATGCGCAAACTCCAACGTATTTACGATGGAGATATCTACGATCTGTCAAACGAACTTAGCGAACAATACGCATAACCCCCCCCACCACGCCGCACCCTGCCCGGCGATAATAGGTAGGGGGAAAGGAAATGAAATGTTTGTTGTGAGATTTAAGGTAAGTGGCGAAAATGGCGAATGGTGCATGAATACTGATAACAACGATGAAATTATTGATGCAATATGCGACGAGTACGGCGTGGGCGAAGATGCCGTGGAAATCATCTCAATCATTGAACAATAACGACTGCCGAGCCGGGGCGGTATATCCGGCCAGAAAGGAAATGAAAAAATGATTATATACAGCGTACAAAAACCCGACGACCAAGACAACGGCACATTTTGCGGCACATATGACGAGTGCTTAAACTACATCAAGGCAGAGCACGCCGACACAATAGACGAGGACAACGAGCGCGCAGAGTATCATGGATGGCAAATTATCAAGCTGGACGAGGACACCGACACATGCTTTGCAGAGTACCCTATAACAAGCGCAGATTTTTAACCGATTAAGCCGAGCCGGGGCGGGATATCCCCGGCAGGAAGGATAAATTATGAAGCGCAGGACATATAGCAACATGGTAAAAGCTACGCGGTTAATCGCAAATAAAGGCTATTCTTGGAGCGAAGCCAACGAAATCGCAATTGCCTGTTTTGATCAAGCTAATAGAAGCAATATGTCTGTCGAGTGGGTTATTGATAAAATAGCAAACAAGGAGAGCGCATCATGATACCCTTATACATTCTCGCCACATCTGCCGCAATCGTCGCCCTGGCTGGCGTGTGCGCATTGGCTGAAAAACTGATATCGAAACTTGGAAAGGAGGCCGACAATTGAAAATCCAGAAAACAATCAGAGTTGACGAAGAACAGCTTAAGGAGATCGAGAAATTCCGCAAACTATCCGGCGGCTACGTCACTTTAGCCGGAGCCGTGGAGAACGGTTTGAAGATGGAGATCGAGAAGCTTAACAAGCTGTACGAACCGAAAAAGAAGTAAAACGAAAGACCGCAAGTGCAGCGGTCTTTTTAATTTCGCGTATTTGCTAGTTGCAACAACCCTTAGAGCTTTTCTGCGTCTTTCGGCTTGTCTTGTATCGTCTGCGGCTTAAAATCGCTCTCAGCGGCTTGTGTGGCTTCGATGCCGCGCCACTCCCATGCCTCACGTCGCCATATATCACATGGTGACTTTCCCGGTGCCGCGCACGTTCGTTTTG